TCGATCAGCAATACGGCTACGTATCCAGTAGCGGCCTGAACGACGGCGGGTGGCATCATGTGGTCGCCACCTTCGATCCGGGCAACGCAACGGCGTCGGATCGGGTGGGCATTTGGATCGACGGCGAAGAAAAGACGGTCACCTGGACGACGAACGACTCCATTACCGGGCTGTCGAACTGGACGGGCGACCTGTTGCTCGGCGCCGATGACGCGACGGGGACGCCCGCCTCGTTCTTCGGCGGCTCGCTGGACGAATTCGCCCTGTACGCCTCGATTCTGACCGAGGCCCAAATCTACCGCCATTACATCCAGGGCGCCCACGCCAACACGTTCGCCGTGGACCCCATCGAATGGAGCGCGCGCGAGACGGGCGATGCGGACACCAACCCGGTGCCCAGCCTGTGGGCCAACGGTTCGATCCTGGCGGACATTGCGATCCATCGCAATCGGCTGGTGTTGGCGGGCGACGAGAATCTGGTGTTCTCGCAGTCGGGCGACTACTGGAACGTCTATCTCGCCGACCACGACAACATCGGCGACGCCGACCCCATCGACGTGGCGCTCTCGGCGTCTCGGGTGACGTTGGTGGACTTCGTCGTTCCGTTCCGCAAGGCGTTGTCGATTTTCACCCAGGCCGGCCAGCAGTTCGAGTTGAACGCCCCGGAGACGTTGACGCCTTCGACGGCGGCGGTGACCCCGACGACCGCGTACCAGACGCTCGCGGGTGTCCGGCCGGCGGTGATGGGCAACGCCCTGTACTTCGCCGCGGCGACCCAGGGCGTGACGGCCTTGTACGAGTACGCTTACGACGAGACTGAGGCCGCCGACTCGGCCGCCGAGGTTTCGGCCCACGCCGGCGACTTATTACCGTCGGGCATCCAGACGATTACCGGGGCGCCGAACGTCGATACGGTCGTCTGTCTCGGCTCGGACAACGCAGCCACGCTCTACGTCTATCGGTACTACTGGGCGGGCGAGGAGAAGGCCCAATCGGCGTGGTCGAAGTGGGTCTACCAAGACGACTCCATCCAAGATATTGCGATCATCGGCACGGATTGCTGGATGATGGTTCGCAACGGCTCGCGGACCGACTTTGTGCGCCAGCCGCTTGACATTGATCCGACGGCCAGCCCGTACTCGTTGCACCTGGACCACCAGATGACCGTCACGGGCGTGTTGGACGGTTCGGACACGGACTTCCAATGTCCGATCACCGAAAGCGGCCTGGACACGTTGGTCTTGACGGCGGGCGCCGATGCGGGCGACTGGTATCAAGAATCGGCAGGCGTCTTGACCCAGACGGGCGACACATTGACCCTGGTGGGCCGGGACTACGACGGCATCGCGGCGGTCGCGGGCCGGTCGTTTACGGCTTTCTTGACGCTTTCGAGGCCGTTTCGGCGGGACCAGAACGGTCAAGCGGTCCTGGACGGCGTCTTACTGCACCGGGCCTTGACCGTCAACCACACCGACACGGGCCGTTACACGGTTCGCGTCACCGCCGGCGGCGTCAACCGCGACCACACCTTCACGCCCCGCGACGGATCGACCGTCGAGACCCAGGGCGACTTCCGGTGCCTGGTCGGGGGTCGATCGACCGACACGACGCTGCAAATCCGCGACGACGCCCCGACGCCGATGTGCATCGTCGCCGCCGAGCACACCGTGACCTTTATCGGAAGGAACGGATAATGGACCCACTTACCCTCGCCATCATTGCCGCCGCGATTGCCGCGCTGACCGCCGGTACAAGCGCAACAGCGGCGGTCATGCAGAACAAGCAGGCGAACGAGTCGGCCCAACGTCAGATGGAGCTGGTCCAGCAACAGCAGGCCGCTCAGATGGCCGTCGCCCGACGCCAGACCGAGATCGAGAAGGCCAAGCGGATCAATGAGGCGAACCTCATCCGGTCGCGGCTTCGCGTCGCGGCGGGCGAATCGGGGCTCGGCTATGGCGGGACGTACAACGCGATGATGCGCCAGGCCGACTACGACGCGGGCATGAACGTCAGACTGCTGGACGAGAATCTGGCCAACAGCTTTCTGGCGATCGGACTGGGCGGCCAGGCGCAGAAGGCCTCGCTGGTGCCGATGCAGGCCAGTCCGCTTTTGAGCGGGATCACGGGCGGGTTGCAGGGATTTGCAACGGGTCTGGCGATTGGCGGCGCCTTTCAGAAGAAACCGTCTGGGAAGGCCAACTCTCCAGCGGCGTAACGCGCGGCCTTCTATACGCTTCCACGGTGGCGTTTAAGACGCCAGCCGAACTGATCATCTGTACGAAGGCAGTATCGCCCCCCTTGCTGTGAGTGAAGTTCTTGGCGTAGGCCAGCACATAGGCCATCTTCTCTTTGCGGTAGGCTACACTGCACCCGTCTGACCCCAGCAATTCGGCACCCTCCACGACCGCCGGGTTGGTAGTGACCAATACACCCTCGGCACCCGGATCGAGTTTCGGCCCGCACCCCGCGACGAGTCCGGCAGCCAGCAGTAGCAGCACAATCGGTTTCATTGGCTCGCTCCCTATTCAAATTTGGACGCCCGCATTTTACCGGCCCACTTCGCCTCCCGCAAGGCGGGCGAGCGCCTTTTCGACGCCCATCATCTGGCCGAGCGTCACGCGGCCCAGCAGGATGCCGATCCGCGTGGCCGTCGCCAGGGCCATGCGGCGTTCGCCTTCCGTGTCTTCGTCGAACTGTTCGGGCTCGTCGTCTGAGAAATTGAAGCGGGAATTGAGGTCGTGTGGTATACTACTCATCGGTCGAATCTCCTGATAAGGTTCGGCCCACGCCTCCGGCGGGGTCTGTCCGCGCGGGGGCACTTTTAATGGGCTGTCAGTCTTCATTGTCGGCTCGCGCAGGACGAAATCAAGGGCAAAAATCCACGACGCGGCTAGTTTGGGTGTCCGCTTCTGGCGAGTTTGGGTGTCCGGTTGGTTGTCCACCTTTCGCGGCCTGCTGGTTCTAAGTCCGGTTCGGAATGCAGCTTACGCCCGAAGTTTGGGTGTCCGGTTGGGTGTCCGCTTCTGGCCGCTTTGCGTGTCCACCACTCCCTTCCCCCCCCACACCCCCTCTACCCACGGTTTGCGCTTTTCTACGGCAGCAACGGAAGATTCAAGACCCAAGCGAAAGGCAAGCGAAGTGGGGGAACAGAGTAATCGTAGTAGATATAGGGCCTCAATTCGCCCGGCTTGTCAAGCGGAAAAATCCGTCCGGCGTTACCCGGAAAATCCGACTGGGTTGCGACTAGGTTCCGACGGGCGCTGGACTTGTTGCGCACTGGGCGCCCACGAAAAAAAATTTTAGTTTTCTGCTTTTTGCAAAAATCGTCACAACTTCTTGCGCCCGGTACGGCGGCCCGTCAAGCCCCCTTCACCCCTTTCCTTGAGCGAGCGCGGCGTGCCGGGCCTTTTTTTCTCCAGGAGTCATCATGCCTCGATCCACAGGTCGTCGCCGCAACGTCGGCATCCGCCCGCCGCGAACGGGCGTCACCGAGTCGCTGGCGAGCCTCCCGTCGGTCGCCGTTCGCCGGACCCGCACGCCCAACTACGTCGGCGCAATCAACCGGCTTCTCGGCGCCGCCGGCCAGGCCGCGACCGCCACCGCCAAGGCGGTGGCCGAGGACAAGATCGCCAGGGACATGGACGAGTTGGTCGAGGCCGAAACCCACGACCTTCCCGCCCCTGAGTTCCGCACCGCCGAGGTCCACAACCTCTACTACCGGGACATGGCCTACAAGGCGTACCTGGACTTCGACCCGACCGCGGTCGAGATCGGGGACGACGAGACGATCGGCCAGGCCATGGGCCGGTACATCGCCGAGACCTACGGCAGCGAGCCGGACGCCTTCAAGTATGCCTTCGCCCGCTTCGCCGGACCTGCATTGGCCCAGTATCACAAGGCCGTCGTGTTACAGCAGCGGCAGGAACTCGTCAAGGACGGTTTCGAGCAGTCGGTGACTCAGATCATCCACAACTTCGGAACCGACAACGCCACCCTGGCCGGCGACTGGACGACGAGGGTGAAGTTGGCCGCCGCTGCGGGTTGGACGCAAGACAAGATCGACGCCCAGGCCCTTCGTGCGGCCCGCGGTCTGGCCCTGGCCGGCAATCCCGACGGCGTGCAGTGGGTCGCCTCCAAGCTCTTAGACGGTCGCCAGGCCGACGAGATCGCCAAGATCACCGAGGATGCCAAGCTCACCGCCGGCAAAATCGCTTCGGCGGACTACATGGCCCTGCTCACCACGTTCGACGACGACACCATCCTGGCCACCGGCCGCGCCCTGCGCAGCCAGGTGGACCATATGCGTGATACCAAGGAACTACCGAACGCAGACCAGTACGTCGATCTCGTTAACAAGGTCGAGACGCTGGTATTCCACACCGTCAACAAGCGGCGGGCCGAACAGCGGGACGCCTGGAAGCGTGACCTGGAGAACCACATCCGACCCGCCGCCGACATTCTCACCGAGGCCCACGCCGCGACGATGCGCGAGCCCGACAATTACGACCCCCAATACCAGCCCCCCGATGCGCTGGAGGAGTTGATGAATCGGGCGGGCCGGGTTCGGCAGTTGGACGTTCGCCGCGCCCGGGTCCGGGCACGGTTCGCCCCCGTCACGACCGACGATAAGGGCCTGCCGGCCCCGTTGCGTGATGCGCCGCTCGGCCCGGCCGACGATGCCGCATTGACCTTGGAATTGGGCACGATGCTCCCCAACGCCATCCAGGTCGCCCAACAGGGCGATTCGGGCGTCGTTCTCTCGATCTCCGACCCCCTGGCCGTCGCCAAAGCGTGCGCCGTGGCCGGCCGCGTACCCCAGCAACTGCGGCACTACATCGCCGGTAACGCTGTCAGCGACTCGGCCGATCAGGTCGCCCAGGCCGCGACGTTCTACCTCCTTCTACGCCAGACGAACGAACGCGTGGCTACTCAGGTGTACGACGGGCTCGGCACCTTGGGCAAGGTCCGGCTCAGTGCGATCGGCTCCGCCGTCATGGCACCCGGCGCGGACCTGGAGAAGGTACGCGAGTATGTGGCCTCTGAGGTGCCCAAGGTCATGCGATTCGACGCCTCCCAGGCCAACTACACGTCCAAGCAGATCAGCAAAATCCTTTGGGGCGACGACGAGAAGGTCGTACCCGAATTGGAGGCCGCCGAGTTGATCCGGGACGCGATAGGCGACGCGATGGGCGACATCGACGAGGTGCCGTACCCCGTCACCAACGCCCTTCTGGCCGAACTGGCCGACCGCGTCCCGGTCGAACGGGCGCTCGATCTGACGGAAAGCGAAGACGGCATCGCCGCCCGGGCAAAGGACTTCGCCGTCCGCGCCACGCTCTACAAGCACCCGCCGACCGTCTGGAACGGCAGGACGATCTTCCCCGGCGGCCATATGCCACCGGGTTTCAGGCTTGACGATGCCTTCCGGCGCGACCTGACCCACCGCACATACAATGGGGTTCCCTGCACCCTCGACGGCCGCGAGCCGGTGGACGACATCATCGCCACCCACAGACCCGTCTGGACCACGGAGTTCGGCCGTCCGGGATATATACTGGTGGACGCGCAGGGCCTGCCCTACACGCAACGCTGGCGCAACCCCGCGACCGGCGAAACCGAGGAACGGCCCTGGGTGCTCGACCCGTTCGCGCCGCCCAAGGACGTTGAGACCCCGGCCAAGATCGTCGAACGGATCAAGCGTATCTGGGAAATGATTACCCCCGCCGAGCAAGAGCGGCGGGCACGCGAGATCGAACGGGAGGCCCGCCGGCAGCGGGCGGCGACGATAAGGCCCTTGGAGCTTGACATTTACATGGAAGGCGGTGGCCCGTAATGCCACTATACACCGGACCGCTCGACTACCCGACGCTCGAACAGACGACCGCGCAGCGGCTCGCCCAGCCGATCGGGATTCCAACCGCCGAGCAGGACGAGGCCCTGAAGGTCGGCTTCGGCCGCCTCTGGTGGTTGGCGACGGCGAAGGACAACACGCTCGGCGCCGCCGCTCAGCGGCTCGGCTATGCCATCGGCTCACGGATCGCGGGCATCGACCGGACAGTCGATCCGAACTACAACGTGTACGACGAGATCGACGAACAGCTAGTACGCTGGTATCCCGAGATCGTCGAGGACTTCCTGTCCCACCGCATTCTCGACGTGGCGCCCAACCCGACCGCCTTCCGATACTACCTGCTCAAGAAGCACGAATTCACCCGGGAACGGGCCGAACTGGAATCGGCGGGCTTTCTCATGCGCCTCTTCGCCGGGGCGCCCGGCCAGCTGATCGAGGGTGCTGCGGGCTGGTATGCCCTTAAGGGCCTCGGACTGGCCGCTACGGCGAAGAACATCTACGGGTGGGGCCGAACCGGCAGCAGGCTGGCCCAGGCGGGCAAGATGGCCGCGCTGGGCGGCGTGACCAATCTCGCGCAGGAAGAAGCGATCATCCGACTCGGCCCGGAGCGCGTCATCGACAACAACCAGGCCCGCCTCTGGGCCTTCGGCATGGGCGCCGCCTTCGGCGCGGCCGTGCCCATGCTGGCCGGCGGGCGAGACTGGACCGGCCGACTGATCGGCACGCGGCGGATCCGCGGCTTGCAGAAGGAAGTCGCCGAACTGTTCACCGATCCCGCCCAAGTCGCCAAGCGCAACACCGTGGCCGACATGATCGCCGACGACGTCGAGGTGTTGAAGGGCGAAGTGGCACGGCTCGCCGAGCGGCCCAAGGCCGCGGCGGTCCGCGCCGCCGGGGCGATGGAAGACGTGACCGCGATGGTCCACGACCCCAAGCCCGTCACCGTTTTGGACACGCCCGAGACCCACGCCCTGATCCAGAAGGTCCGCGACGCCGGCGGCCTGGTCCTCGAACACCCGATGCAGCGGTACGTCGATCACGCGCTCGAGCTCGAAAGGCTACAGGAAAGTGTGAACGATCTGCTCACATCGCCCGGAGCCAAGGGCACCAATGCCTACGCCCGCCTTATGGGCTCGATGTCGCCCGGCGCCAGGCTGCGCCGTTCGCCGTCGGCGGTGGCCCGGCTGGTCGGCCGCGTCCTGTTCGACGAGACCGCCCCGACGATGGAGTCGGCCCGCAACCCCGTTACCGCGACGTTCCACCCGTCGGCCGAGTCGCTCCGCATGGGGCTCGACACTTACCAGCAGTTCGCCATCCGGGGCGTCCAAGATGCCCTGGACGACGTGTCGCGGTCCAAGCAGCCGTTTACTTACCCACTGCTCAACGGCGAGACCGTCAACGTCCGCTCCCGCCACAACCGCACGGCGTTTCACCGGGCAGTAACGCATTACATCTGGGCCATGGAAGAACACGCTCGCCACGGGACCGGCCCGGAACCCACCGCCCCACGCCAGGTCGTCCAAGCCGCCAAGGCGGTCGGAGAGTACACCGACAACATGGCCCGGGACGCCCACGAAGTCGGTCTGCTGGAGACCTACGATCCCAACGCCAAGTGGTGGCTCTCCCACCGCTGGGACCGCCACGCCATTAAGACCGACCACGAGGGATTCGTCCGCCGGCTCGTCGCCCAGTTCCATCAGAACCGCAAGATCGACTATTACACCGGCAAGCCGATCGACCCCGACAGCCGCACCTTGATTTCCAAAGTCGTCGAGCGGTTCAACGAGGCCGACCGCAAGGCTTACAACGAGGCCGTCGCCGGCATCGAGGACGTGGGCGAAATTACCGAAGGGTGGTTGCGTAAGAATCTCGGCGAGGACGTTTACGCCCGCTACCTCAAGCACGTCAACGATCGGTTCTTCGACCAGGCCGAGGGCGACTTCAAGGCATTGACCGCCATCGAGAACATGCACGGCATCGACTCGGGCATGGGCTCCGGCAGCGTCTTCGCCCACCGCAGGCTCGAAATCGACCCGAGTCGATTCACCGACTACCTGGACGATGACCTGGGCAACTTCCTGGGCGCCTACCATCGCCAGGCCGCCGGCCGAATCGCCACGCGCCAGGCGGTCAAACGCATGGCCGACGAACTGGCCCCGCTGGTCAAGCAGCTCACCGGCGACGACCTGATCGAAGCGGGTTACAACCCCGAACTGCTCATCAAAGCCGTCCGCCAGGACTTTCAGGCCTGGATCGACATGGCCACGCAAGCCAAGCGGCCCAAGCTCGTCGAGAAGCTAATCAAGGCCGATGAGCAAGTCTTCGACGTGCTACAGAACAACCTCGCCGACCTCGAAGGCCGGCCCGTCGATATGAGCAACCCCGCCGCCGAGACCGGCTGGCGGCTGTTCATCAGCCGTAACATCATGCGAGGCCCGTTTACGGCCCTGCTCGGCAAGATGACCGTCACTGCCCAAACCGACCTGGCGGGCCTGACCTTCCGCCGCGTCGCCACGCGGCAGCGGATCGCCCATTTGCGACGGGCGCTCAATCCGCTCAAGGAACTGCCCAACCGGCACCTGGAATACTTCTCGGCCGCCAACTCCGATGCGCTGCGGGCCGCCAGGGCGATGAACCTGGGCGAGGTGATGCAGACGGTCGATTCCTGGCAATTCGGCCATACTCCCGGCGGCCGGGCACTTGCCAAGGCCGACAAGGCCGGCGACTGGCTCGCCCGCAAGTTCACCTCGCTGACCTTGATGAACCGCTGGAATACGAACCTCAAACGCTACTTCGCCATGGCCACCATGGGCGACATTATCAACGACGCGCCCAAGATGGCCCGAGCCGCCGACCTGATCGCCGGCGGCATGGACGAACTGGCCGCCCTCAAAAAGGTCGGACTCTCCCAGGCCGACGCGATCCGCATGAACAAACGCGGCATGAACGGCAAGATGGCCAAGCGACTGCTCGACCGGCTGTACGAGTACGGCGTGGACATCGAGGGCAACCGGCCGTGGAAGGGCAACCGCGCCGCGTTCGACAAGATGCTCGCCGACGGCAAGAAGGCCGTGTTCCCCGAGTTCCACGCCTGGCACAAAGTGGACCGCGAACTGTTCGACACGTTCACCGGCATGGTCAACATGGAACTGATGGACGTGATCGTCGAACCCAAGCTCCTGTCCCGGCCGCTACACACCCGGCACCTGTGGGGCAAGCTGTTCCAGCAGTTTCAGAGCTTCAACTTCGCCTGGGGCAACCAACTGGCCGCCGAACTGGCCCAGCGGCCCGCCACTCAGCAGGTCCACTACCTCACGCTCGCGCTGGGACTGGGCGCCCTGTCGGACGCCATGCACAACGCACTCAACGGCCGGCGGTCGTTCGACGAGACCCTGCAACTGTGGACCGAACAGCCCGACGCCATGCTCTACGCCGCCATGGAACGCGGGGCGCTCATGGGTTGGCTGTCCCGCCCGTTGGGCATCCTCGAACGCACGCCGCTGGGCATCGGCAAGCTGCTCGGCGCCGAGGCCAAGAGTATGCAGTATTACCAGCCCGTCGAATGGGAAGGCGTCCTCGGCCCGTTCTTCACCTGGTCGGGCTCGCTCGGCCGGGCCGCCCAGCGCGCCCTGTACCGCGGCGAACTGGACATCGAGACCGCCCACAAATTACGCCTGGCGCTGCCGTTCGAGAATCTCGTGGAGATCAGCCTGATCCACCGCATGACCGAATGGGCCGGGCTCGACAACCCGTTCGGACCCGGCAAGGGCATCGAACCGTTCATTCTGCCGACGACCCCCGCCGTCGAACAGCGGCGGCTGGAAAAGTACGGAAGCCGCGAACCGCAACCGTAAGGAGACCGACATGACCGATTTGGAACTCGCTACGACGAACGAGCGAACGACCGGCCGAAGTGGAGGACGTTGACGATGACTGACCAAAAAGACACCCACACCCGCCTCGACGCCGCGCTCGACGAGGCCCTGCTGGACCTGATTGCCAACGGCCGCGTCGTCCTCGACAACGAGGGCCGGCCCGTTCTCGACGAAGACGGCCAACCCCTGCGCCGCCAGCCCACCGCCGCCGATCTCCAGGCCGCCCGCGCCCGACTCAAAGACCTGGGCATCACCAAGACCGTCACCGAAGGCAGCGACGCCGACCGACTCGCCGCCGCGCTCGGACTCGAAGCCGACGAGAACCCGCTGGAGAACTACCGAATCCCCGACCTGGACCTCACCGCCGACGACGCCGCCACGGCCGCCGGATAAACCATGGCCAAACCCGACCCCGCCGTCTACGCCCAGAAACTTCACGACGACTTCTGCTTCTTCCTGCACGAACTGTGGGCCTACGCCAACCTGCCGACCCCGTCGCTGGTGCAATACGACATCGCCCACTGGCTCCAGCACGGCCCCCACAAACGCATCGTCCGGGCCTTCCGTGGCATCTCGAAGACCTGGATCACCATCGCCTACATCCTGTGGCGCTTGTACCGCAACGGAAACGAACGGATCATTCTCGTCTCCCAATCGCTCGGACACAGCCGAAAGAGCCTCCACCTGGCCCGCCAGTGGATCGACGCCGTGCCCTATCTCAAGCACCTCCGGCCACGGCCCGGCACACGACAACGCGATTCCGCCGACGCCTTCGACGTGGGCACCGCCAAGTGGGACCGCCAACCGTCCGTCTCGGCCTACGGCATCACCGGCCAGATCACCGGCTGTAGGGCCAGCCTCATCGTCCCCGACGACGTGGAGACCAAGGAAAACACACTCACCGCCGACCAGCGAAACATGCTGATCGAACGCTGTACCGAGTTCGAGTTCATCCTATCCCCAGGCGGCGACATCGTGTATCTCGGCTCGCCCCACCACGAAGACTCGCTCTACGACACGCTCTCAGCACGCGGCTACGCCTGCCGCACCTGGCCGGCCAGATACCCCACGCCCGATATGACCATCCCCGACGTCTCGCCCACGCTGCTCAAGCGGATCGCCGAAGGCGCCAACAAACCCGGAGACACCGTCTGGCCCGAACGGTTCGACCACGACAGACTCACCGAAACCGAACTCAAGTCCGGGCGCACCAACTTCCTGATGCAGATGATGATGGTCTCCAATCTCGCCGACGAAGACCTCTACCCCCTCAGACTCGACGACCTGATCGTCTTGACCCCCACACGAGACAAGGCGCCCGCCGACATCGCATGGGGCACGCACACCAGCCGCGGACCCACCACGATCGAAGACATCCCCTCCGTCGGATTCGGCGGCGATGCCTTCCGAGCCCCCGCCATGGTCTCAGACCTCTGGCTGCCCTTCCAAGGCAACAAGGGCTTCATCGACCCCGCCGGACGCGGAAAGGACGAAATCGCCTGGGCCGGCGCCGGACAGCTCCACGGATACCTCTACGTCAAGACCGTCGGCGGCCTACACGGCGGACCCACCGCCGAAAACCTCGATACCATCGTCCAGGACCTCAAACACCACAACATCACCGAAGTCGCCATCGAAACCAACTTCGGCGGCGATATGCTCATCATGCTCATCCAACCCGTCATCGCACGACACGCCCTAAAACCCGGCGACGACGACGCCTATCCAAACGGCTGGAACTGCTACGTTTACGGAGTCCACGCCAGCGGCCAGAAAGAAAAACGAATCATCGAAACACTCGAACCCGTTATGAACCAACACCGGCTCGTCATCAGCCACCAAGTCGCCAAAGACCGAATCCTCATGCACCAACTCACCAGACTCACCAGCCAACGAGGATGCCTCGAACACGATGACAGACTCGACGCCCTGTCCGGCGCCGTCAGCCAATTCCGAGACCTGCTCGGCCAAGACGCCACACAACAAACCAAACGCAGAGAAGAAGAACGAATCAAAGAACTGCTCGCCAAGTATGACCCCGCCAACCGATCCGGCGCCAAACCAGACCGGTTCTACAACCTCTGCTGAGGACCGCCACCATGAAATACGCCGTCATCCGTGCCCGATCAAACCGACGAATCAGAAAACTCCGCGAACGACTCGCCAACAGCCCCACGCCCGAAACCCTGGCCGCCGCAAAAAACGCCATGGCCCACGCCGAAAATACCACCCGGGCACTCGCCGCCAGACTCCGTATCGCCTTCGAGACCGGAATCATCAAAAACCAACCCGACCTGATCGAACTCACACAACTCGCCGAAAATGCCGCCCAACTACTCACACTCGCCAGATTCAAACTCGCAAACCAATACCAGAACCCCCCTAAATCGCCCCAGAATGCCCCAGAATCGACGATCACAACATAATCGACTATGGATGCCCATAAAATCACATCGTGGCTCCTACGCCCGTATTCGCACCCCTCACAAACCCCAACACAAAACCAAAACCCCCGGATGAAACGCCGGAGAAATACACGAGGAGGAGGTTAACCAGTTGACGCGCGGCCCCCCCCCCCCGCCCCCCCATCGCGCAGTTTGCCTGCCAAGCAAGGGACAAATCTAGCTGGAACAACGACTTAGGCTCGCCTTGTGCATGGATTGTGCAAGCCCACCCGAAAACCACCCGAAAACCTGCTGCCCGCCCGATGATGGCCCGCGCACGCACCCGCGCGAACCTACGCCTCGCCTCTTGACTCTGCTGCCCCGCACCCTTTGCGAATTCCTCATGGTCCTACCCGCAGCCTGCCCTCTTCCTGTTTTTTTCATTTGCGATTTGCCTGTCTCTCACCATAATTTTGCATGTTCACCAAAAAAAAATGATTTTCTGGTTGACACGGTTCCGATACTATGTATAATGGCTCGCAGAACAGGCCGGTCGGCAAACCGGCAGAACCTGAAATGGGAGAACGGAACAATGAGCGCTTTCGTTGTTGCAGATCAGACAATCGACCGTGTCGTCAACTACTTACACCAGATGGATCGGCACGACCTCAAGCCGCTGTTCTGCCTCGGATATACCCTACAGGGGCATGGCGATGATCCGGGCGACGACGACCGAGAAACCATCGGGAGGGATATGCACCTCCTGAATATTGATGCTGTCCGCCAACGCTACGGCGACGCCGACAGTAGCGGCATGATCCCGCCAGCGTACGTCCATACACCTGGGGCGGCGGCTCCAGCCGTTTCGGTTTTCAAGGCGCTCGGCTGTTGGCTGTACCAGTGCGATGAGGGCACGGTTTGCGAGGCCCCGCTTTACAAGGCAATGGACCATATCCGCGCCGCGCTCGCCATGTCAATCGTCTGGGAAATGCCGGAATATGAGGCCGCACCGTGGGGGTAGACACTCACTCAGCCCCGCCAGCGTCGCCCGGTGCAACTCCGGGCCGGGGCTATGCCGGATCCGCCGGAGCGGCGGGAAAATGAAAGGGCAGAAAATGAAAATGAGTGACGATCAACAGATGAGTGACGATCAACTGTGCGAATCATGCATTTTGGCGGGCAAGCGCGTCGTCGCGACAGGACACAGCAGCCATCCCGATTGGGCTGGCTACTGGCTCTGTGACGATTGCATCGCCGAGTATGACAGCCGAGCACCGATCGCGCCGCTGAATCTGAGCGACTCTAGCGACTGAACACCGTACCCGCCGGGGCGGCGGGGAAATGTGAAAGGCCGACAAATGGAACCGACTATAGAAATCACTGATCGCTGGGGCCTGCGGGTCGTCCTGTGCGCAAACGCTGAAACGCTGCTGGATGGCTACCTCGAAATGCACGATACAGATGCTGCCCATGAAGTCGTCGAAGCGGGCGATAAAGCGGCTTCCGACAAGTGCTATGATTTGGGCCTCGGCTGCTGCGTCTGCGAAAGTGACAGCGTCTATAATCACTGGCACGGCGGCAAGTATGCCGCTCAGGCCGGCAACCCCTCGCTGCGCGGTCGCCACATCTGCGGCATCATGTACACTCGCACGGCCGATCCCGATCCCGATGATCCCACCGAAACGCTGTACGGTGATTGGGCCTGGGTGGCCAACGCCAACGTGCCGGCAGACATCAAAGCCACGGTCAAGAAAATCCTGGACGCCGCCGACGACGCGATGACCGCTGAGCTTGACCGGCTGTCTGCCGCGGAAAGCGAAGCGGAAGAATAATCATGACTAAACTGCCCCAAAGCGAGTTTGGCCGCGAACTGCGCCGCCCGCTCGGCCGCCTGGGCTGACCCAGGCCCAGGCGGCCGAGCGGGCGGGCATCGCGCAGAGTATGTGGTGCGAGATCGAGCATACCGGCCGGGGAGCCCCGGCCAC